TGATGATTATAAGATTTATGATGGTTTTAAACGGAAGAGTGGATGGAGTCACAACTGTGTTATTGCTTTATTAGTTAGTAACACTAAAGGCGCTGTGGCATCATTTAAAGAAGGTCATTTTAAAATTGAAAGAAGCATTACCGATGCTAATAACATTATTGAAATGATTACTGACTTTGGAAGTCATTTTAAGTATTATAAGGCACGAAGCTTTGTGCTTGCTATGCTTAGAATCATCACTAGGGTAGAAAATTATAACCATAAAAGAATGATGGCTAAGATGGAATACTTGAGTGAAAAATTAGTTAAATGCCCTGATGCAACAACGTATGTCTTGCTTTTAGAGAAATTGTATAACTTTAACTCTACTGGTGATTACATACGTTTCGTCTAGGTGATGCGAAGGGACAGGGTTGCCGTGGGGGTGACCCTGTTCTAACTTTAATTAATAAGGAGGAATATTATGGCTAAAGCCGTAAAAGTATCAAGAGATGATTTTGAATCTTATCTAGATGTTCAAAATTATGGAGCATGGAATATGTTATCTAGTGAAGCACGAGCTGCCACTGGATTAGAAGAAGAGATATATTCAAAGATAATAAAAAATTATAGTGGATTATCTAAAAAATATAACGATGAAAAGGAGAAAGACCAATGGGTTTTGACATTTACGGATTAAATCCGCAACATAATAAGAAAGAACCTTTACAGTTGACTAAACTTAAATCAGAGTTTGAACAAGATGGTTGGATGCAATATGATAAAATGACTGAAAAGCAAAGGAATCTATACTTTAAGTTGGATGATAAAGTTAAAGAAGATAATCCAGGTGGATACTTTAGAAACAATGTATGGTGGTGGAGACCGTTATGGGACTTTGTATGTAATACTTGTGATGATTTCTTGAGTGAAAAAGATATGGAAGGTGGAAATTATAACGATGGTAGAAAGATAGCAAAATATAAAGCTATAAAAATCGGAAAAAGACTGTCTGAAAATCTAGCTGATGGGACTGTTCATATGGTATATAGAAGATATGAATTAGCAAAAGCAAAAGCAGATGTTCATAATAAAAAAGTTAAAAAAGAAATGGATAAAATCAGTAAAAATTGCAAAGCTAAACATGGTGATGACTTAGTACCTGCTGATTATCCAGAACCATATCGTACTCAATGGGAAACAGCTCAGAGTAAAGAAAACTGGATATCTCACTATCCATTTAATGTAGATAATGTTAAAGCATTTGCTACATTTTGTCAACAGAGTGGAGGATTTGAAATATGTTAAAGATAAGAGAAATACATACTCAAAAAGATAACGTATTAAAGCATTTAAGAAGTGGAAGAGAAATTAATTCTTTAGATGCCTTAGAACAATATGGTTGCTTCAGATTAGCTGCTATCATATGGAATTTAAGGGATGAGGGTCATAAAATTGTTACTAAGCCAGTAATAAGTAAATATGGCAAATCGTTTGCATCCTACAAATTAAATGACGATTTAGTACCGTCTCAAAAGTAGTGCTAGAGAAGTTGGGGTAGATAGATAAATATTGTTAAATTACTACAATAATACGTCATGCCAAATTCTACCCTTGACTTCTATCTTCGTATATTATTAAATTTAGAAGGGTTAAATAAGGTAAGTAAATGATAAATGTAGAACAAATATATCATGACTATTTACTGTCCGAATCTAAGAATCATATTAAAAAATATAAAGATTATAAGGGTTGGTACAGTGCTTCTTCAGCTGGTTCATGCTTCATAAAACAGCATTTAAAATCTAAAGGAACAGATGAAAAACCTATGGATGAACGCACAATGAGGGTTCTTAGACTGGGAACAATTGTTCATTCAGATATTGAAAAAGCGTTAGCTGAAGAAAGTAAAAATATTGATAAAAGTCAAGTAAAGTTGTATTCAGAAAAGAGAATTACTTTACCTGATGTGAATGTAGTTGGTCATCTTGACATAGGTGTACATCTTTTAATAGAAGATAAACTTTTTGTGTATGATTTAAAGACTGCTCATTCATTTAAATGGAAAAAAGTGTTTGGAAGAAATATAGACCCAAAACCATCTGTTAATTATCAATTGCAGTTGGGTACTTATGGCATGGGCTTGGGAAGAGAGCTTGAATGTGAAGACGTAGAGTTATGTCTCCTTTGGTATAAAAAGGATGATTCTCGTATGAAATTACAAACCATAGATAGTATGTGGTTAGATAATGCTTATGAATATTGGGTAGAGTTAAATGAAACATTAGCAGATTCCGTTCCTAGTCCAGGAAGCACCAATGCTCCTGTATATAATTGGGAATGTAATTATTGTCCATATAAAGGGACAGCCTGTGAGGGTGTATGACAGCTGCTGAATTAATGGGGTATCTTATGCATTTTGAACCTGATGCGGTTGTTGATATGTCTTCTGATGAAGAAGGTAATAGCTATGGAGATATTGCTCCACAGTTCGCTGAAGGTCAATTATTGGATGGAAGAAAGGTTTATACCCTGTATCCAATGAATAGCGAAGACCCTTTAAACAGATATTTAATTAATAAAATACCACCAAAGGAGGAAAAGAGTGAGTAATATAAAAGAGATTGATGTCATATTTAGTGAACTTAATTCTTTAAATGTAAATAATTACACACAAAAGAAAGGTCAATTTACTTATCTAAGTTGGGCCTGGGCAGTTAGGGAGTTATTAAAAGTATCCCCAGATGCTACATGGAAAATACACCAATTTGGTTATGATGGTGTAAGTTGCCAACCGTATATGCAAACAGAAGCAGGATGTTTTGTTCAAGTTACCGTAACAGTTAATGGTATAGATAGAACTCAAGTACATCCAGTATTAGATAATCGTAATCAAACAATAGAAAAACCAAATGCATTTCAAGTTAATACATCAATACAAAGATGCTTGGCTAAAGCAATAGCACTGCACGGATTGGGATTATATATTTATGCAGGTGAAGACTTGCCTCATGAAGACCCAATTTCTCGAGCAGAAGAAGATGAATTAATTTCAGTAGCTGCTGCTATTTCTGAAGAAATGGAAGAACAGGTATCTACTTCTTTAACTGATGGTAGTGTAAACAGAACTAACTACAAAGGTTCACTATCAAAGTTAAAAAGAATGATGAAAGAAGGCAAATCATGAAAAATCTAAAGATAGATAATGACGCTTGGGATGATGCCCTTTTTAAGAAGGGTGTTATCTATACCGTGGGTACTAATGATGGTGCCCACTTTAAACAGGTTGAGTTTATTGGAACTAAGTTATATCATGGAAAATCTATGATGGTATTTAAGACTAATGACGAAAGACGATTAACTGTCAATCCCAGCTATCAATCATTTGTAATAGAAGACCCATATAAACCTGAGTTTATAATAGGAGATTTTGATACAGATGCTTTACTTGAAGTTGAGATTGCAAACCAAGAAGGAGTTAACCATTAATGGGTAAACTAACTGTAAAAGAAGCCGAAGAGCTAAAAGAGAAAGGTATCTTATCTAAAAAAGCTGTTGCAGAAATGCAAAAGTCAGGATTAATTGGTACTCGTAAAAGAGGTGTAAGAAAATATATGAAAACTGCTGATGGGAATTGGGTATGTCCCCAGTTATATTTTCAAGGATTGAATAATAGTGAATATAGTAAACGAATGATTGAGTTTAGAGATGAGTTTAATACTTTGTTAAAAAAGTATACAACTGAACGCTCAACAATTAAACAATAAATAAGGAGTAAAAGTGAAAAGTCTAGAAAACACAATAGTCAGTAAATCTGATTCTGCTAGATTACCTATCGTTCCTGGAACATATCCTGCTCATGTGAGCGAATTTGCTTCTATGGAATATAATGATAGTATCGTTTTCAATTTAACCTATGTTATAGCAACTGAGGCCAGTCAATTAGAAATAAATAAAATGTTTCTTGATGATGGTCAATTAGTTAAAACGACAGACGCTGAAGGTGCAGATGTTATGATAAGTGCATCATATATGTCTGGAAAGCCTTTTAAGGGCGGTGGAGTTTGGTTAACACCAAGTCCAGGACAAGGTGAAGGTTGGAAGAATAAAAAGTACCAACAACATTGTGAAAATATGGGAATTGTATTTGATACAAACGATGACGGTGAAACCATTCTTGGAGAAATAGAAGAGAATGATGTAGTTGGAAAACCTGTTCTTATTAAATTAGGACAAGAGGAGTATACCAAAGATGGACAAACAAAGACTGCATGGAAAGTCTTTACTGTCTATCCGTGGAAAGAAGGAAGTATTATGTCAGCTGAAGAAATGAAATCTGACGTACCTTTCTAAATTAAAGTAAGGATAGGCATTGCCAGTATTCCTGTCGATATGAAATGAGTGTACACAGAATATGTTATGGCTCTATCCTTATTTTGCTTAAATTAAGACGAGCGGTTTGCTTTAATCACACCTCGGATTAGCTTACCCCTTCCACAATACCCTCCTCAAAAGTGAGCCGCTCAAATTTTAACTTAGGGGATTATTGAGCGTACTGAGTGTTCTTTAGGTTGATATACTTGGTTGGCAAAGACTTAATAATCCCTTAAATTCTGTTAAAAGGAGATTATATGCAGAACAAAGAAACAATCGATAGATTAAACAACCCCCCAATTATCAAAAACAAAAAACCAATAGACTTAGGTGATATGCCTGAAGATATGAATTTAGAATTAGCTAAGGTTGCTATATATGATATAATAGAAGAGATTTGTGAAAAATATAAAGAAGGTGATTTGCGTTCAAAAACATTTAGATATAACTTAGGTGTCGCAATATTTAGAAAAATTATGAATGAAGGCTTTATTTATAGAGTTATAGACAGAGGCGATGAATTGGAGAAAAATAATGAACGAAGCAATAGTGACAATAAAAGCGACTGAATCTGAACTTAAATGTTTAATATGGTCTCTTAATGCCATCAAAACGATTAGGTTGCCTGTAGAACCTGAATGGAAAAAACCTTATAAAGCTTTATTGAAAGATTTAGAAAAAATAAGAGACGGTATTCAAGAAGAAAGAAGGAATATTATAAATGATAAGAAAAAAGAAGAAAAACTCAGGAATATTGACTGCGAAACATGTGATTGATAGAATGGTAAAGAAGGCCTTAAAGAATGGCTTTAAGGCTATACCATCTCGTAATCATATGTATTTGGAAGATGTGGAAGATGGGGAATACTTTAACACAGGCCGTTTAAAAGGTATTAAAATAGAGACTGGGAATATGGGTACAAAAGTTATTGTACTTGATATTAAAATGGCAAAGGAAGATGTTAATTATTATTTAGGCAAGCAATTGCTAGGGAATAAAACGGAGGTACTAAAATGAGTATATTATTAGATATAGCACAAGTATGGTTTCTTGTTCTTATATGGAAAAAATTAGAAGAACTTTTAAAAGAAGCAAGGAAGGAATATTAATGAGTATGAGAGTAACATTAGATTTTCAAGAACCTATCATTTATAGATACGAGGGAGAGGTAGAAATAACGGGAAAAAATTATCCTTTTCAAGTAAATTGGAATAATGAAATGGGAGAAGTCGTTTCTATTGACTGGGCAATCATGCCCAGTGAAAAATTAATGAAGGCTGAAAAAAGAATAACACAGCTAGTTTCTAAGGTTATAAAAGAAGATGCAAAGATTATAATTGTTTAAAGGAGGAATTATGGGACAAATGTCTTGGTTAGCGCATTTAGTAGATACGCAAGATGAGAAGGGCTTAATAGAGTTTTTAGCAGGAAAAGGATTTAAAAAACCAGATTATGCTGCAAAAGAATTCTTAAAAGCTGCTAATGAAATTAAGGAAGATGAAAAGAAAAAAGAAAAAAATGGATAAATGTCCAGCGTGTGGTTTTAAATACAATAGATATCCAAAAGCAACACAAATAAGAGACTTATTATTTCAAAGAGATAAAGATACAAAGAAAACATTAAAGAAAGTTATTGGATTAATAAGAGAAAATATCCCCTCAGAGGACACAGATGATAAAACCCACAAGTTCTTATGGGGATTAAAAGATATCGAGAATAAGGTCATACTGTGGGGTATAAAAGTATATATAAGCAGTAATATGCATCTGTCAGCAAAGGGATTCGCTTTCTTAAGAGCGATTATCCAAAATCATGCTAAAGATAGAAAAGCATTAGAAAAAGCAGAGTTAAAAAAATTAGGTAAAACACCCAAATCACTTAAAATAAAAAGGAAGGAGTTGGGGTATGATAAATAAAGCATTGTTTCCAGTAACAGAGGTACCAGCTGTTGGTATCCCTGAAAATGGAAAAGAAATAGATAGCACAGGATATAAATTCATTATGAGAGAAGATACTGGTGAAATTCTTAGTTGTATGACTAACGAATATCAATTAGTAACCAATCAACAGTTGTATGATGCGTCTATTGACACATTAAGAAAAGTAGGAGCAGTAGAGAGGGAAGTAAAAGTGTTAGCTGACGGTAAGCGTTCTATTATGAGATATGTAATACCAAATGTTAAAGTAAAAGTTTCAAAGGATGATATAGTAAATCCTGAAATAATGTTAAAAAACAGTTATGATGGCTCATGGGAGATAGGTATTCAAGCAGGAGCATATCGTTTAGTATGTTCCAATGGGATGGTTATTGGTGTTGTCTTGTCTAAAAAGTCAAATAAGCACTCAATATATAACCCTAGAATATCAGAGCTACCTGAATTAATTACAGAAACTATTGAAACAACTGCAAGTGTATTCAAAGATGATTTTGCATTAATGCTTGACACAAAAGTGAATAAAGACCACGTACAAAAACTCATAGAAATGATTCCTACTAACGTAATGGAGCCATTTATTCAGTATTTAATGTCCCATAATCCAGATAATTATTGGGATTTAATCAATGCTGCTACATGGGTTAATACTCATCACATGAATAGAGCTTATAACTCTACTCATCAATTTGAATCTCAAATATTTCCAACCATTACTAGATGGACAAATGAAGAAGCGAGAGCATAAACCAAAAAAGTACCTTAGTTCTGTTTACGATTGGAAAAATAAAACCAGTTGGCCGTTCAAAGGAGACGTTGATGACCCTGAATATTTAAAAGCAAGGTCTAAACTTTTTCAAGAGAACGGTAACGGCTGGTGGTGGGGTCAAAAGAAACCAGAGGAGCAATAATGAACATAGATTGTCCTGTAATAATACCTTATTATGGTGGAAAATATTATCTAAGTCAAAAGCTAGTTCCTATGATTCCAGCTCACGATAAATACATAGAAATGTTTGCTGGGGGTCTCTCAATGTTCTTTAGGAAAAAGAAAGTAGGGTGGAATGTAGTTAACGATTTAGATAAAAATGTAGTAAACTTATATACTGTTTTAGCTGAAAAATTTGATGAGTTTGTTCATCATATAAGCTGGTATGTTAAGAGCAGGAGTTTACATGAAATACTTAAAGAGTACATTAAAAGCACAAAAGTTGAAGTCATACCAGACGCTAAAAGAGCAGCTAGATATTACTATTTAATTCGTTGTTCATTTAATAATAATCCTCAAGGGACATTTAGTAAAAACTCAGCTGACTGGAATACTGATAACTTAATTAAAGATTTAAAGTATTCAAGAAAATATCTTAATGATGTTTTAATTGAAAATTTAGATTTCAGAACATTGGTGGATAGGTATCCTCCTAATAAAGGAGATTTTTGGTACTTAGACCCACCATATATTGTGGCAGGAACTAGAAATGATTACTACATACACTCTCTTGGCGAACAAGACCATATTGACTTGCGCAACATTTGTAAAGTTATAGATGATAGTGGTGGTAATTTTATGGTAAGCTATGATGATAAACCTGAAGTCCATGAACTTTATAAAGATTATGTAATAGAGGCTATTCCAGTTAAATACGCTGGTCAAACGCAAAAAAGAGAATACAAAAACGAATTAGTTATTACTAATTATGACAAAGTAGCTTATCAAGAAACCTTATTCGATGGAGGATAATATGAAAACAGATATCAAACTTCCCCCAAACGATATGGAAGCAGAAGAATGTGTACTTGGTGCTATACTATTAGGAGGATGGGATACATATGATGCAGTTTCAGCAATCATACAAGATGATGAAGCTTTCTATGACCATTTAACTAAACATACTTGGAGAGCTATGGGAAGACTTAGAAGAGCTGAACAAGTAATAGAACCTCTGACACTGTTAAACGAAACCAAAAAGAAGAATAATGCCGTTACTGCATATTGGATGACTGGGCTACCTGAAAAGGTTGTCGGGGCTGCGATGGCAAAACAGCATGCTAAGATGGTTTGGGAAAAATTCGTTCAACGACAAGTTGGAAAGACCGCTTACAAACTATATAACGCAAGTTTCTCTAATATAGACACTACTCGTGTTATCTTAGAAGAACATGGCAGGTATGTAGATGACTTAAGGGCTCTCCTGCCTTCCAGGAATGGGGATATAGGTACGATAATTAAAGAGACAGTAGATAAGATTATCAAAGGAAACGCTATGATACCCTTTAATTTTAAACCATTAGATGAATTTTCAGGCGGAATGACGCGAGGTGAAATAACCGTACTAGGCGGCAGACCAGGACATGGCAAAACTACTCTTGTAGTTAACCTTATTAGAAAATTAGTTGAAGATGGTAAGCGAGTATTGCTATTCAATCGTGAAATGAGTAATACTGAAATGATGAGAAAAGTAATAGTGATGGAATCTAAAGATATAACATATGACGATGTAAGAAAAAATGTGATTCCTAAAAAAGTTGAAGAAAAATTGTTAAACGGAGTTTCATCCACTGTGAGTGATAAGTATGCCAATTTAGTAATGTATGAAGATATACGCTCATTGGAAGAATCCCTCGGTGAGATTACTAAGTTTAAACCAGATGTGATTATAGATGATTACATTCAATTGATTTCAGTTGGGAGTGCTTCTTTAGAACGAAGATTCCAGTTGGAAAAGATTATGAATGATTATAAATGGATTTGTAAAAAGGAAAACTGTTCTGCTATCCTAGTAAGTCAGTTAAACAGAGAGATAGAAAGAAGATTCGACCCAAAACCTAAGCTTAGTGATTTTGCTGAAAGTGGAGTTATAGAACAGTGTGCTGAATCCGCGCTGTTCGTATACTATCCCTACCAGTATGATGATGAAAAATTTAGTCCATATTCTATTAGCGTAATAGCTGCTAAATCTAGATATGGATTAACTGGAGAAAGCACTTTAGGTTTTAATGGGAATAAGTGTAGATTCTATAATACAGAATCGAAAGCTTTACTTGAATCTAAAAAGTGATAATAAGCAAACACATCAGTTGCCGAGGTTGTAGCTATCAACAGCGCGGTGACTGTTTGTGGTTTGCAAGACCCAAAAGTATACCTCATGAAGTATTCTCGAAAGGATGTAAGCATAGAGTGTCTAAAGTTGAATCAATACCTCATCACCCAGCTGTAGAAAGGATTGTAGACCTATTCCACGGCGAACTGATATAGCATACATAGGAATAGACCCTGGTTATAACGGTGGTATATCAGTTGTGTGGCCAGATAGAACTATTGATGCTTATAGATTCCCAGCTAAACTATACAAACTTCCTAAAATATTACTGTCTATTAAAAATCATTGTCATGTAGAAGGATTTAAAGAATGTTGGATGATAGAAGATGTTCATGCATTGAGAGGTTCGTCAGCTAAGGGAACTTTTACTTTTGGTAGAAATTTAGGTGTTTGGGAGGGTATCCTATCAACACTAAATATAAAGTGGATAAAGATTAGTCCTAAAGAATGGCAAAAAGAATATAAATTAACAGTTCAAGGCAAAGAAAGAAAAAACAAATTAAAAACATTCGCTCAAAGATATGTTAATAATTCTAAAAGTACGTTCAACGTTACATTTGCAACTGCAGATGCTATTTTAATTGCTAAATATTACAAAAGAAAGGGCTTTGGCTATGAAAAACTTTAAATTAGGGAATAAATACGCAGGGATTCATCTTACAAACAATATATTTTCAATAGGATTTTTCCCATTTGTATTATCATTCGCAGCTACACCTAGGTCAATAAGGATAAGTATAACATTTTTTAGTATTTGTCTTGATGTAGGAGTGTCAAAAACATTTAAATTTGAATGATTATCTCCATTCAACAACGAGGGCGATATTTTGGCTCGCGAACCTTAACCGATGAAGGTAAATCGGGGTATTGCCCTTAATATTCTATTAAATTTTCATAGTCAGTTCGAGACTTCTGCTTTTGTATAATATTAGATAGATTCTTCATCTTAGTCTTATTATCAGCTCTTGGGTCGTACATTTTATTTCCTTTAGTTGGAACACCAATCATCGACCTTAATCCCTTATTGACTTCTTTAGTAGTTTCAGAAGGATATGCTTTAAATAGATGTCTTATCATATCATATCCTCTTCCCTCTACTATAGATGGTATTATCTTAGACTGTAATTGACCTGCCATTGTATTAATCTTATACCACCTAGATTCTGCTTCCTTGTCTTTAGTCATTCTAGAATAATCAAGGTTACCAAAGCTTATTTTATATAAGTCTGATTTTGTTCCATTTAATAATCCTGAAGCTTCAAAAGCATATCTAATATCATCAGGTAATGGCCCGAGGAACTCACCTACAATTCCTCTTGTTATTTTATCAGTGTCATCTCTATCAACTATAGTTTCATGCAACCCTTTTATTTTTTCAATGGTATCATTTTCATAAATATTATATGCATTAACATTAAATATTCCACTTAACAATCCAACCATAGCATATATAGCACCATATCTATAGTGATACATCATCTCAGGAGATGTCCAATCCCCAACCATAACAGATTCTTTCGCACCCCTTATCATTTTAGCTTGTGTAGATATTAATGAATGAGGGTAATGCATTAACATATTAAACCAAGAAGATACAGCACCAGCTGCAACTTTTCCAGAATATATTGGATTACCAGCTGAATCTAATTCTCCAGGGACTCCTCTAATAAATTTTGATTTAGCATGTGGAGCATATTCATAAGCCCAACTATTAACTGCTTTAAGAGCAAAATTCTTAGCGTCTTGTTCAATTATCTTAGGTGCTCTATTAGAACCAAATTGTCTTTCAAGACCCTTCATATAGTTACCATTATTAATCATAGTATCGTAATAGAGAGCCATAGACCTTCTGAACATATATCTTCTTTGCATATTTTCAGTAATTCTATGAAATACTAGAGACTTGTCAACAGTCCAATTCATTCCCTGCTTTAAAACCTTGCCAATCCCAGACCCATCTTTATATTCAAAAGAGCCAGTAGCTTCATTAAATTTAATATCTTGAACCTTTATACCCTCTGATGGCAATAAACCTTGAGTGATTAATTCCCTAGCTCCCTCAGCCTCGTTAAAGGCGAAACCAGTTTCCTTTTCAGCGCTATCTACCATATCTGATAGTTCTTTGCTTTGCAGTGATTCCTTCGCACTTTTCATTGCCTTATGCCCATAATAAGAATAATAGAACCCAGCAGATGCCAAGTTTCTAACAGAACCAGTAAACCCTAAACCCATAGTCCTAATAGCTGTTGTCGCCCCTATAGTATATGTTAAATCGTTTATCCATTTAGGTCTATCTGCATATCCTCTTGTAGACACAGTGTAAATATCTTCTAAATAATCAGACATACTCTGAGTATAATCACCAGTTATTTTTTTATTTTTTGGAAGTTTTCTTAAAAATTTTGTATAACTTGATTTAAGTCTTTGTTGTTTATTAAATGTAATAACATCAAATCCATAAGTTCTCATCACTGCCAAAGGGTCTTGCTGATAATATAAATCTATATTTTCTAATCTTTTTTTAGAATGCTTATGTTGACCAAAGTCTTCAATGAGCGGCAATAAATCATTTATTTCCTTTTCACCAATTCTAGATTTCTTCGCATCATACTCAGTTATATTTCTTGCATATATAGAATCAACCTTTTTTCTTAGTGAGGCTAAATCTTCTATTATATATTGTGGGTAATATGCATCATTATCTCGTATTGCCTTCTGAGCGTACTGTATTTTCTCAACCTGATTCTTCAGTCTCTTATTTACCGTATAAGATACATCCTTTCTACTGGAAACTCCATTTGAAAGTAAGATATTATCTATCAATGTATCTAAACTGTTATCAAGAACTTGTCCCATCTCTTTAAAATATTCTTTAGCAACTTTAGCGGCTTTTACAACTCCATTATGATAATTAGCAGCTTTCTTTGTAAACGAACCATCAGAGCTAGAGGTTTGTATTAAATCTCTAAATTGACTAATAATAAGACCGTCATCTGATTCCATTAATTGCTTCATCTTAGCCTCCAAAGAAGCTCTTTTGCCCTCCGTGGGAGCTGTAGCCATATCTTGTTCTAGCCTTGCTATATCACTGGAAACCTTTATCATGTTACTGCCAAATATACCAGCCTTAGCTATGTCCTTATAAGCACCCATTAAAGCAGAAGCAACAACCCTACCCCTATTTTTAACTTTTGCTATTTGATTTCTCTCATACGCAACAGCTCTATCTATATTTTCATAGAACTCAAGAGCTAGTGGGTCTCTTGAAACTATATCTTGAGGTACTCCAATAATATTTTCAAATGGATTAACAAATCCTTTCTTTCTTAACCTTGCTTCATATTGGTCAATTTCTCTCGCCAGCCTAGCAACTTCATGTTCTGATAATATAAAATCTGGATGAAATCTCTTCATTGGATTAATTCTTGCTCTTAATATTTTATCTATCATCCTATAAGAGCCTGCGAAATCACCATTAGAAGATGACTCCATTGGCCCGTGAAACTCCTGTATAGCTTTGCTACTATTCCACTTATTTTGAATTTTAGTTATATTATCATGATGCTTTTCGTGATTCTTTTCCCCAAAGCTTTTCTCTCCAGGTGTCCCAATATAATTACATCCATTAATTAATGCCATAATATCTCCTTAACCCCCCTTACACCAGGGTTTCTCAATAGTCCCTCTTTTCAAAAATCTTATAAAACCTCTTGCTCCCTCTGCATTTTGGTACTCAACCCTACTAGTTGGTACTATCATACCTTGATTATCAAAGAATTTTCTAATCATTGGGTCAGTATAACCGACTAATGTTCCAGCCATATTAGCATCTTCAGTACTTAAGGCATTATAATCTGTGCTAAATCCCTTGTTATACATCTTTCTATCCATTTCAAACTCAGCGCCTTCACCTCTACTAGAAGCATTCCACTCTTCAACTATTCTACCAGTTAATCCTTTATCTCCTTCACTAACATATCCCATTCCATTGTTATCCATCCACTCAAATAGTTCTGTGAATAACCTTCTATTTATTTTAAAGGTAGGAAAATCAATTCGTTTGCCACCTTCTACATTCACAGTGGTAAATCCCTCAACGCTTCTTGGTGTTATTAAATATTTTACAACTTGCTCTACCATATCCTGGTCAAAGGCCTTGCCGTCAAAAGCCCACTCTCTCATATGAGCATCTATAAGTCTCTGAGATTTTGTTTTAGCTCTTGTATAAATTTCCTTTCTTCTAGCCCTATTCTGGTTTACCAACTGATTGGCTTGAAAACCTTCTGCATTTAATCCACTTATCAACATTTCAGATTTATCTACAAAGTCTAGCTCTGAGAAAGCCTGGTTATCCTTACCCCTTACAATATCTTTAGCAGTCACATGGGCAGTAATTGCCATAAGTCCAAAGCTATGTCTTAAATCAGAATGTGTCATATCGGTGGGCATCAAGGGATTCCTTAACTCTATATAAGAGTATCCGTCATCTTTTTGATAATAACTCCATTTTGGCTTTATATTCCCAACAAATTGAAGTTTTTGTGAATCCATATCAGCTATTCTATCAGCTGTCCCTCTGTACTTCCAAACATAAAGATTATATTTATCATTATTTGTCCTTACAGCAGTGCCATTCCCACTCTTAATAGACTTTCTATGCTTGTATGCCTTAGGGTCTACGGCTATACTATCCCATGCCTTATCTTTAATGTAGTTTAAAGCCTTTTGTGTCGAGCCAATTCTTCTCTCTAAAGCAAGTAATTTTTCTGAGTTAGGAGCGTATCTTTCACCTTGATACCATCTGTCAAGAGACTTTAAAGCTTGTAATTCAGAGTTTAGAGCAGCTGCAACAGCTCCTCTTTTCTGAGCCTTCGAAACAGATACATCAATTCTACTATCTAAAACAGATTCAAATTCAAGCATCGTATCCAAGTCGCCATTAGTTATACGTTCAACAATAGATGTTGTTGATAGATGACCATTTATCAAGGCCAAAGTTTCTATACTAGAGACCATTCTATCTGCGAAATCACCAACCTGCCTTCTCCATTCTCTAGGAACATTCCCCCAAACCTCATCTCTTGGGTTTAAGAAGCTTTTATTATTTAGTCTTCTTAGAATATAACCAGCTTGACCTAAATCTATTCTATCCGCCTGTACAGTCGTAGAATTTTGTTTTGTATAATTAAAATTAATTATTGGGTCTACATTAAAATTCTTTGGAAGACCTTCTCTAAATAATTCTCCTAAATTTTGTAATATTTTCTGCTTGTCTTTGCCTGTTTTGTTTAATACCTCTTTCAATCCAGGTAGTTGACCTTTACCAAAAAAGAGATGAATTGTATCAAGAGCTAAATCTTTATTACCCTTACCGCCATTTGCTGCTAATGCTTTTTTAAAAACCCTATCAAATAAAACTCTATTCATTTCCCTAGTGTCGCCAAACAAACTTTGCAAATCACCATAAGCTTTTCTCATCTCCTTGTCGGTTGGCTGTCTACTACCACCCTCATCATAAACATCATTAAATAACTTTGAACCTTCCCTAACCATCTTCAGAGCTTCCTTAATAACCTCTCTTGACGCTAACCCCCAATGAGCAGCAGGAGTATCTCCCCCTTTACTCCAAAACAAACTATTATCTTTACCAACTAAGTAATGACTTAACTCAACATCGGTAGGTCTATCACCAAACAACATAGCATTTAAAAGAGCCTCTCTACCCTCTTTTGCTATAGCATTTGTACCTTTATTAACATCCACAGAGCTTTGATTAAATATAAATTGTCTCATTACTGCATTAAATTTTCGAGACGCAGGGGAGTTCCCCTCAGCGTATGGAGTGTTGGCTATATCTAACATATTAAATGTTGTATATTTGGAATTGCCATGTCTGTCCTTACCAACATATAGCTTTATAGACATCTGAGCATTGCTTAAATGAGTTAAAGCAGATTTAATTCCAATAGCAGAACCAACATTCATCTTTTGTTGTTCATACTGCCCCATATAGTCTCCCATACCAAACTTTTGAGTTGCTCCAGCTACGAAATTTTCATCAAGACCAAATAGATTAATAACTGGTGATTCTTTAGGCATTTGTCTATAGTCAGTAACTTTAGCAAAGTTTTTCATATTATTTGCCATAATATCTATACCCCTATCGAAGTTTAGATAGAATCTATCACCATCGTTATCTCTTTGGAAACCAACCCTTTGGTCATAAGAATTTATTCTAACTATCTTACCATCGGTATGGTCAGCAGTCTTTTCTCCCATTTTACTTACTCGTAAGGTAGCCAAATCATAACCAACTCTAGGTATAGGATAACCTTCTATTGTTAATCCAAAATCAGCTTTCTTAAAAAGGTTACTCGAAACCCCAGCTTTTTTAAAAAGCATATGCCCCACTTTCTTAATAAAGCCTGCATCAGTAGACCTTCCTGCTATAACCTCTACCCATTTTTGTAGTTCACCGTATGTCTTTGGCCCGTTCATTCGTTCTCTTTTCGGTAAAGGTTTTCCTTTTTTGTCTACGCCTTCCCAAAGCTCTCTTAATCTAGTGTAAACTTTTAGAGCATCTTGATTTCGTTTGACATTCTCCTTGACAGTATAAGGGTCATAATCATTTTCCATAACTCTGCCATTACTATCTTCTTTTCTCATAGCAAGGGTTTTACCAAAAGCTCTATTCTTTTCTATTTTTCCGTCTTTCCCTATTAAATTGTCTACTCCACCGTTATTAAATACAAATGTAATATCGCTAAAATTATTGATAAGTTTCCCCGCCATATCAAAAGGCAAATCAGTCTCACCTATATTTGTTTGAACTCTATCTACAATTTCTTTTCCTTCTATTACTTTAGCAAAGTTAGGAATCCTTAATTCGCCATTCATATCAGGAGCTATCATAGCATCTAGAGAGTTTTCGTTGTTCATTTTGCGAAGTAAATCAAGCAACGGGCCTTGCATAAAACGTCTAAGAGTATGTCTTATTATTGGGTTATCGGATGTCATTCCAACCTCTATAAGTCTCTCAGATAAAGAAATCGCACCCTCGGTGTATCTCATTCCCTCCTGTCTTTTTGCTTCAAAGAAAATTTGAGCCAGAGCTGCGTTACCATCATTTCTAGACTTATCAAAATAAGAGACTTTATCAATCATGTCCTCAAGTCCTTGCCATACTCTCAATTCCTCATGATATCCCCTGCTTTGATAATCACCAATAGAATGAGACCTTGAAGAAGCACTCTTTTCAACATTAACAACGCCTAGACCGATACTAGATATATCAACTCCAATTTGATTCTTAACACCTAATTTATTTATTTGACCAATCCAATCATTAGTATTGCCGCCAATTTGGAGAGGCTCTACATTCCCCATTAACTTAGCAGAAGACTCACCTAATAAAACATCTATCTTTGAATTATCCATTTTAGCTGCGACAGTAGGGTCATAAACATAATATCCCTTCGCCATCATAGTTCCATCAGATTCATTGTAAAATGTATAAGGCTTTATACCATTAAATTCATTCGGGTCTCTACCTTTAACAGCTGCTAGAACCTTCATAAATCTTGTTCCAATATATTTAACACCATCAATAGAAGAAGCATCTAAGCTTGGATAAAATGTATCTTGTCCATTTTCACGCCTTTCTGCATCTCTCTGCAGTTCAAGCCTCATATTTTTAGCGAGAGCTTTTTGAGCCTTGCTAACATTAGGATTATTTTCCATGGCTTGTAAAGTTCTTTTAACAAGACTTCCAACATGGAATGGGCTTTGTCTATTCCAACTTCCATCTCCTAGCTTAGCCTCATCACGAAATACACCATAATTAACCTTGTTGTTCTTGTAGTGCGTTAAATCTTTTTTGAGATTACCCCAAGTTTTAGTCCTCTTTATCATATAATTAAAAACTTTTTCATTCATAGCCTGACTTGTTCCACCATTCGCTAGGGCAGCTCTTTGGTGAATCTTAGATTCCCACAATTGTCTTTCACTAGTATTTTTAAATATGTCTGGATTTAAATAATCTTTTATCCATCCTTGTTTCATATTGGAATCAATAAATAGTGCAGACATTTTCAATTCTGTTGTCCTGGGTGTATCTCCACCATTTAATACATCATCCCACATTTTCTTAAAAGATTCCTTTTGAGTCCCTTTTAGGCTCTTTGATGAGGTATCATACCAATCCCTAAACATAGAATTAAGAATAATATGATTCGGTTTATTATTCTCAAATAGGAAATTTTCTGTACCAACTTTTATAAAGAATGGATTTTCTCCCTTGCCAGGCATCCCTAGAGCAGCTAATTTAGGGTCAGGGGCAGGAGTATCCTTGTCCGTTGGTAGGAGTTCTTCGTATAGTTTATGTTCTAAATATGTATTTGATATCTTCGCACCTTCTACCTTGCCCTCCATCAAATCCACAATATATTTATTTAAATCATTCTCCCTAGACCAAATATTCACAGAGCTTCTTCTTGGTCTTCCATATAAACCAGATTCTTTTCCTTTTTCAACGAGCCTTGGGAGCTGACCGCTGTTATTTAAATACCAACCTTCAAATTGTCTTAAAAATTCAACAGTTGGGCTTGTAAATCTTGAATCAGTTGGCTCAAATATTAAATCACCATCAACAAAACGAGCACTTCTTATTTCTCTAGAGTTAATTGCATAATGAAGAAGAGTAAGACCGTCTCTCTCTTGAAACTCTCTAACTTTATCATTTATGGCTTGTTTCTTTTTCCACGGAGAAAGATTATCAAACTCCTTACCTGTCCCCAATCTCTCACGAAGAATTGCATCCATTCTATCTCCAGGATTCGAGTGGTCAGCTATATCTCTTATTAATTCAGCGTCTAACTGATTAGGATTGTCTTTAGACATTAAATCATATTCTTGACCTATCTGTATAGCAGTTTTAATGTCATCTCTTCTCTGATGCTGGTCTAAAGTAGTTCTTAACCTGTTAACAGCTTCCTCAAATAAGCCTTTGTTAGATATATTCTTTTGTAGATTTAACTGAGCCTCCATCTGAGTTCTAGCTTTTTCTAAATGTTGCCAGCTCACACCTGGCTTATCAGCAAAAGCTTGTAGAACATCCGCTAGAGTGTGTTTGCTCTCAGAGTCTTTCATACCAGCGAACTCCATTAGAGCCAATTTAGCTTCTCTTTTAGCCGAAATAATAGCCTGAGCCCCCACAGCCCCATCTTCAGAGTATCCCATTAAAATATTTAAAGCTTTTCTAAATTCGGCTTTTTGATGAATCTCACCCATACTTCCCTGCAGTAGGCGTTCTCTTACTGTAGTGACATATGTATTCAACCCATCAGATGTCTCCTCATATCCCTCAGTATTCATCTCTCTAACTTTTTTGTTTAAATCTTTACGAAGAGACCTAAATTCTTTAATTAATAGCTTAGAAGCATCCGTTGGTTCGCCAGAAGTTTCTTCTGTATATGACTTTATTAAGTCAGTAAGTTTGTCTCTAACTTGAACAATTGTTTCCAATCTGTCTCCCAATGGAACATCAATATTAAAATTTTGGGATAATACGTCTGATATTCTAGCTATTTCTTTCTCAATTCCGACTGATACACCAGTCCCAATTTTGTCAACAGCCGCTATAATTTCAGCATTTAAATTCTTTAAGTGTTTTGTATCTCTAGACTCATATAAAGTCCTTATTTCATTTAACGTAGGCATTCTTAATTCTTTGCCGTCTGGAAGAACCTCAGTTGATTCAAGTAGATAACTTTCTTCTACTACATTATCAACAGCTTTCATTTCCTTTCTTATTTCCTGAGCCTCTTTTAATCTAGCATTCCATTCTGAAGAGTTTTGTTCTATCCCCTGTTCTGTCATCATTTTTTCGATAACACGGTCGCTCATTACAAAGAAAGTTCCATCACGATTAGGAACAACAAATCCTATTTTCATCCCATCTTTAAATAATTGAGCCGTTTCGACAGGTAGGTCAACATTGTCTAGATACCTTTTCATGAAATAATCTACACCAAGCCTACCGACTCCATTAATTGACATTTCACTTGGTTTATCGCCAAATACTTCACCATACGCATTATAGATTTTTTTCATATCGTCTTCAGTGACCTTTACAGTCTCAGTATGTCTTTCAGGATTTCGAGTAGTTTGAGACCTCATTTCCCATAGTTCTCTCATCGACTGTTTCATAACATTGAAATTTTCTTCTGCCTCTGAGGTAGGTGCTTCTTTTCCTTCTTCTTTTAATGCTTTCTTTTTATCAGCAGAATCAAAGACGACCTGTTTGTCCCAATTAAGGGGAAACAATCCGTTTCTATTAAATAGAGTTTCCCACCCAGCTGAAAAATCTGCAATCGCAGCAGCAGTTTCCTTAGAAGATGATTTTCCTACGATAAAGTCATATAATCTATTTGCCCTCTTCCATTGTTGAGAACTTATCATAGCATCTAAGAAAACATTATTATTTATGGATGGCTCCCCATCGTAAGAAGTAAGCATTTGATTAGAGCCAGGATAAAACGACCTAACTAAAATAGATTCATATTTCTTAATAACATCTTGAACCGCCTGTAGTCCTCCGTTTTCGCCCCACCCAACCTTATCGTTACCTACTTTGTCTATATTTTTACCATCAAATGTTTTATTTGAGGTGGAAGCAATTCCTTCTCTTTTCAGTAACTCTATGGTAGTGTGTAAAGAATTTATAGTCCCATTAACACTCGCTTCATCTCCAAAGTTAATTACCCCTGCCTGAATAGTTTCTTTGCCATCTCTTCCTGTTATAACCTCAAATGGAATATTTAAATCATTCAACTCTTTGAACATCCCAATATATACTTGCTTTACATGCTCTCCCATTAACTCACTTAATTTAGCCTTAGTCCCCTGAAAGCCTAAGTTTTTAATTGTTTCCCCATCTAATTCTATTGCTTCGAGCTTATCTTTAATTGTTGTCAGCTGCTCTTCACTTAGACTTCTAACATCTAGTACATCTTTTTCCCCCTTAATCCCACTAGCTTTAACATGAGAATTATAAAGAGTAGCCAGTTCAGCGACTATTTTATGAGTATGGCTATTGAAAGCATTAAGGTCAACTTGTACGCCCTTACCTTTTTTACCTTTTAATAAATCAGCTTGTTCCCCCTTAACATTATCAAATATTTCAATAATCTTCTTAGCATCTGGGCCTGATATAACTTTAGAAACATCTTCCATTGCTTTATCAAATATGAACATGCCCTCTAAATGAGTAGGGTCTATATCAAGAGTTCTCAATACTTCATGATATCTACCCATATCCATTTGATATTGCATAGCTTCTTTCTTACCCCATTCCCCCTTTGATTTAGTCATCAAACCTGCCATAATCATATGAGTATACAATTCTAACGGTTCCATGTGTTGAAATTCGCCATTTTTCCAAGAAGGAGCATTCATAGCCATAGCACCTACTATCATTCTTGGAGAAGAGCCCATGAAATCACTTATATAATCCCATCTCCATTTCTTAGACGCATCGGATATAATATTCTTCCTCATTAAGCCTAGGTAGTTAATAACATCATCTAAAGGCATATTATCAACTTCGTTTAGTAATTGCTCTCCAGTCTTTCCTTTAAACACTTGGTCTTTCAAGGCACTTCTATTAACAATATCTTTATGTGTACCATTTAACATCTGTTTCATTAGATGTCGCATACTACCTTCAGCGTTTGCCCCTAAACCATCAGCCATTTTTTGATAGTTAGTGTTTTTAAATTTACTTAGTAATAATCCCCATCCTTGCTTAATACTCATATTACCAGTTTTGCCTCTAAACCCTGGGACTAATCCTCTAATAGCTGGAAAAAGAGCTGACATATATACAGTATTCCATGCAACGTGACCTGCATCCCACGGCATATCATGAGTAGATGATTGTAATTTAGACGAAACAGCTCCATGTACTCCAAGTAGTGCGATATCTTGAACCGCCATCCCTAAATATTTAGCTATTGTATCATTAATTTTACCTCCAAAAGCTCTTCCAAAGACTTCATGACCCCACTCAGCTATGTTATTAACATTATAACCATTTTTCATTACTTTATCTGTAAATCTACCAGCTATTTCGTCAGCTAATCCCCTCATTCTGCTCGGGCCCATCTTAACCCCAGAGTCTTGCAGAGCCCTTATAACAGCGTTTACAGAAGCTTGGTTGAAGTTTTTAGTTGCCTGTTCAGCTCCCTCTAAGCCTGCTCTAACGCCAGCTAAACTTGGTATTCTCTTTTTAGCTTCATTGACTAGTTCTCTTTGAACCGATTGACCTGAAGCTTGTAATTGCTTAGCTATTTGTGTATTTTTTCTAAGACTACCAGCTTTTGTTAAATTTTTATGTCCCTCAGGGTAAAGTTTTCCTGCTCTATTTAGAATACGTTGGGATGATAGAACCTCATCAGCGGCTTTATTAATACCCTTAACAGCTCCTTTCTTGGCAACCCTAGAAGCACCAAATGATAAAAGTTTAGCCGCTCCTCTAAAACCACCAGGCCCAGGCAAGAATAATGCTCCACCACCTGCCCCAACAGCGGCAGCCTTTTCGGAGCCAGTCAGTGTATCCCATTGGAAAGGCTCATCGATTCCCATTTGTTTTAGAACAAAACCAGGAGATTCCCATAGATATGACTCTAGTCCGTACCAAAGACCAACTCCTAAAGTCTTTAATAAACTTGAATCTCGTTCAGGGGTTCCGTGAACAGCTTGCCCAAGAGGGGCTCTTTTTGTAGTATTTCCCGATGGGGCAGATATTAACGGGGCACTAAAAGTCTTTTTAGTCAGACCCATATCTTGGGATTTCTGATTAGATATATATGTATTTAACTTTGTGAGCTGGTCACCATCTAACTCAATCCCCCTTAAAGCTAGCTTATTTAAATACTGCTGTTTTACATTATCGAAATTTTGTGGCATTATTTACTATTTACTATTATTTGACTTAATCTTTTTATCTCTTCTTCATAGAAAGAATCTTTATCTGTAAAATATTTACTATTTTTATTTACTACATTTTTCCTTAACATTGCTCTTTTCTCTTTAAGATTAGTTACCTCAGATTGCATTTGCCTAAGAGAAGCTTGCGTCTCATAAATCGCAGTCAATTTATTTTTATAATCCTTATATTCTCCAATTTCTTCATAATTGAGTTCGTATTGCCCTGCCCATTCTGGATTAGATGTTATATCTCCAGACTCTTTATTCCTAAACATAAGAGGGGTACTATTAAATTCATTATTACCTATTATTGTAGGCTCCCTAAATCCTATAAAATCCCACTCATATAAAAAAGAGGGCATTTCTACTCCTTGAAAACTTGGCATAACTCTATCTTCTTCAACAGGCTTAGGCTCATCAACAAAATTTTTGAGAAATTCCTGTGAGTTAAAAGATTCGGTAAAGGAATCTACTAAAGGAGGAGCATCTATTGTTAAATTATTATATAGATTATCAATAGACTGCGTCATAACAGTCCCGACTACCTCTTCATCGGTGGTTAGCTCAATTGCCTTACGAAGAGCAAGAGTTGATGTAGTATCGGTTGATGTGGTATTTTCGGAATTTATATCTTCACCTGTTACAAAACCAGGAAGATTTACCCCTGTCCTCCTATCCTTATACATCTGCCTAGTTGTTTCATTTAAAAGGTTTAACTCTCCCATTAAAAAAGTTATCGAGTCATTCATTTCGCCCATATTAATGAATTCATCTTCAGTCGTAAATGTAGATAAAATACCACTTGACTTCATCAGCTCAAAAACAGACATCGCAATCTCCCTATCCGCATCAGACGCTACATCTAATTTAGTAAATGCTTGGGACAAATAACCAGCTGCGGATTTGATAACCCGTACCTGTTCATCGGGGCTTGAGACTACAGTATTTGCTATCTCAGCAGCAGACTGCATTAACTCCATCCCAAAAGCTGTACTTATACCATGCTTTTTATGAATTCCATCTACACGTTTTAAAAGCTCATCCTCAAACGTTACCATAGACTCCAAAGCATCGTCAGAATCTGCATATTTCATGTGGGGTAATTGATAAGCAATAGATGTAGTCTTGTGAACTATTGACGCAGCAGTTAATTCAGCTTCTTTCTCTATGTCACCCACTTGCCGATTAAAATCAGCATCTTGGTCTGCTTTTATACCTGCATATACTTGATTAACAGCTGCCATCTTAGCAACTTCACTATTTTGAACCAACTGAACCTGCTGAACAATCTTATTCCACATATGGTCATTATCTAATAAGCCTTCAAATATAGTACCTGGCTTATCTAAGGATATTCTCAAGTTCTTATACTCTCCCTCGTCAACTGTAAGATTAGCTTTAAATTGTAGAAAATTATCCAATTTAGGATTTAGATTTTTGTCTTTAGAATCACGATACCATTGAGGGGCTTTAGTGTCCACATACATATCAAGCTCCTGGGCAATCTGAATATTCTTTTGTTTTTGTTTAATTCTATCGCGTAAAATATCATTATATTTAGAAGTGGTACTCATAATATCAGATATACTTAAATCTCCTTGATTAATGAGTCCAGAATTATTCTTTAATTCAGTTGCAAAGCTTTTAAGTAAATCACTTCCATCTTTAGTTTGCTCGTAATAAGGTAATTTAGATAGAGTGTCCTCCGAGTAATTAAGACCTTTTAATTGCTCTTCTAAAGTAGACTCTTTTTGCTTTAAATCGTTACTTAAGTTTCTTAAGCTGGTTAAATGTTGCAGCCCCAATTCATGTTGTACTCGCTCGGATTGCATTTGTTCTTGTGAAGCAATTCGCTTGTCTTGAAGTAAGACGGATTGTCTAAAAGCATCGTCCCTCCTTTTATCTTCTCTATACATCCTCTCCATAGCAGCTAATGAACTAAGAAAATTTGCCCCACTTTGAGCATAAAATCTATCAGTAAACTGTTTCTGATTATTACCGTTCATTAGTCGCCTCTCAAATTTTTAACTTTTGACATAATTGAGCCCGCTGCTCTTTCAGCTGTGCCAATCTTAGAAAATACATCTTGGAAAGCCTTTATCTTCATATCTTGACCAGTAAATTCTAAATCTTTCTTTCCCTGGTCATATAGTTTCTTCATAGAATCAACTGCATTATCTACGTCAGCTACTCTTTTATAATTTCTTGCCATTGTAGCTGGAGCATCCATAGCAGTTTGATAAATATCTCCTAGCTTATCTCCAACGCTATGCATTAGTTTTTTACCACCATGCTCTAATTTCTCAGACACTATATCCATACTACCATAAAAACTTTTGCCGACATTACCTATCGACCCAACGGTCTTAACAGCAGCCTTCTCTAATACGTTAGCTTGTTCATCTGCTATTGCTTGCTGCTGGGCTCCTCCAATCATATTGACTAAGAGCTTTCCTCCTTGATATACTGCGTATGCTGTTAAAGGGTCTATTGGCATTATTCAAATCCTTTCAATTCTCTTCTAGCGAATTGTCTACGGCTAACATACATGTCGTACATACTATCTCCAAACAAATCCCTTGCCGCATCTCTAGCTTTCTCAGATGTCATATCCTGACCTCCCACCCTGCGAGCCTGTCTAGTTAAGCTATTAATATTCTGTTGATTAAATTTTTCTTGATACTGAAGAGAAGACTTATCTGTGCCACCCATAAATTCTTTATGAAATTTCCCCATTTCTATACCTCCACCACTACGTCTAGTCTGCCCGACTGGAGTCATATCTTCATAAGGAGAAGCTTCTTTAATTGGGTTTTCAGAGGTATATTGACCAGGAGAAGTATACGACTTATTTACAGTCCCATATTCAGATACATCTCCCAAAGATTTAGTCCCCCCTGCTTTATATAAATCAGACATATTTTTTAAGTCAGTCCCACTTATTTGTTGAAATTGTTCCACTCCCTCTTTATCTTTAAAATATCTTGTATGCATTTGGTCTTTATCAACTCCTTGATATGTGTCCCAAAGAGTATCAGGTTGCTTATATTCAAAACCAGCCTCTTTAGCTACATTCGCAGCGTCAGCATGTTCTTGAGCCCCTTCTTGGTATCCCTTAAATAGAGAAAACCCAGCGTCTAAAGTCTGATTCCATCGTCCTTCTTTAGCCTTCTGTTCTCTCATTTTACCAAAATAAGACCCAGTAGCTTCACTAACACTTCTTGATGCTTCTGAGAAGTCCGAGTAAAACTCTTGTGTTCCTGTTACTATATCTCCATATCCAGCCATTGTTTCTCCTTCGTAGAATTTACTACCTTAAGATATCTTTTCAAATCCCAATTATATTTGAATGTGTATTACTTTTCCATCGTCACCATCAGCACCTGCCACCCCTTGCATCGTTAAATCCCCAGTAGGAGATGCACCTCCACTCCCATTTGGGCAATCAACTGTCCCCCCTATAGTCCCTGTAGTCGTTATTAAAACAATTACACCACCATTCCCACCTGCACCTCCACCTCCAGAACCACCTCTTGCTAAATTGTTAGCAGATGGAGTTGTATTATTTATTCCAGAACTTACTCCACTTCCTCCTGCTCCACCAGCTTTACCATTAGAATTTACTACGCAATTAGACTTAGCAACGCCAGGGGCTCCATCAGAACCATCTCCAGCTGATGCGCCGCTACCAGCACTAGCTGCCCCTCCTCCACCACCCCCACCGCCTGAAGCTCCAGAAGATACGTTCAATCTCTTAGCTGTATCAGACGCATCCATGACATCTCTCATCATTAAAACTAAGTGAGGGTCTATTGTATTTAATCTAGTTATTGCTTTTGTGGACGTTGCTGCGCCACCCGCAGCTCCGTCACCACCTGGTGCTGGCATATTTTACTCCTTATACTCCTGCTGATTGACCACCATCGCCACCATCTCCACCTGATGCTCTGATTGTTCCACTATTACTAATATATCTTGCTGAAATTAAAATAGTTCCACCTGTCCCACCACCTCCACCGCCTGCGCCACCTGACATTCCATATAATCCAGCGTCACCAGCAGCCCCTCCCGCTGAACCTGAAGTACCTTCGGCTAGGCTACCACCTAATCCACCAGCACCGCCTGCTCCACCGCCACCAACGCCTCCAGAAGTATCTCCGTCACCTCCATCTGTCCCCCCACTCCCTAAATTGTATACAGAAGCTCCGCTTTCAACTGTGAATGTTCCTTTGCAAAATATTCTATATCCTCTTGTATGTAATATAACACCAGTTTTAACTGTAAAATCATTAAAATAAGCATCTGACTGCATATACCATTTAGTAGTATCTCTATACATTATTCTAGAACCATATCCATTACTAACTTCAGAAGAAGTCTCAGGAGGAACATTAACTGCATAAGAATACTCACCATACGCACTACTTCTAGAAGAGGTACTAATCCATGTATCTACATATGAAGAACCATTATATGAATCTTGTCCTCCACCAAATAATCTAGTTCTTTCTATGAGATAAGTATTAGAAGTAATATCTCCATTTTTTGCAAATGTTATATTATTATCAGCAAAAGATGCGGAACCATCTCTATTTATAGCCCACTCATCAGTCACTATATTACCATCTGCTGTCATAACAATTTGAGCATCTCCATCAGCTATACCCATAATTGAAGTACTATTTATTTCCCATCCTCCTACATAACCAGAAGTTTTAGTAGCATTATTCGCAGCTGTAGCTGCTGTCCCAAGCACAGAATCGTCAGAGGTATTATCTACATTATTTAAAGCCATTGTAGTTTTTAAAGTACTTGGACTTTCGTTAACAACATTATTAAGGTCAACATCAGTTTTAGTTGTATTTTCATTTAATGTATTAGTTGCATTAAGGTCTACTCCTCCAATACTAACCGTACCACTAAAAGTACCAGTTGCCGCTGACAATGCCCCAGCAAATGTTCCTGATGCTGCTGACAATGCTCCAGAAAATGTTCCACCTCCATCTATAGCCAAAGTTGAACCATTCCAAGTTAATTTAGAACCTAAAGAAAAATTAGAACTACTATCTATATAAAAACCAGTATTAGCATTACCATGAGTTCCAGTTCCAGTATAAAGTTTACTTGAAGCCATGCTTATACCACCAATAGAACCACTATTAGCAAATATGTGACCTTTTAAATAAACACTATCCGAATACAATCCATATAAATTTGATTGAGAGCCACTTAATCCTGCATCAGTATCAGTTATACCATCTAATCTTCCTAGTCTTGCTTTCTCTGTTGAAGCACTCCCCCAATTAGCCCAACTATTAACACCATCTTTTATAACTAGATAAGGAGCTTTAGAATCATCAGCACTTAAGTAAAGAATAGCATCTCTATTTGTATTTGTAGTATTTCCTATTCTTACTACATCATCACCTACTCCAAATGAACCAGTATCAGCAGGTAAATCACCATCCTCTGCGCTTGAAACCGTTATTGTTCTACCACTTACAGATGTTACTCTCCTAACAATCCTTCTTATAATATCGAGAGTTCCACCTCCATTATCAGCTCCTGATGTGCCCGTTAAATCAGCTCTTTGAACCATTACTATATCATTATCATGGAATGGACAAACTCCATTATCACTAGGGTCTTCAAATGTTATGTCACTACCATCAATACTTTCTACTTTAGCGACTGCAGTTATTATAACGCTACCATTCGTAGCTCTTAATTGTTGAAGTAAAAGCTCATAAACTGAAAGAGTACCTCTAATCGAAGCACTAGAGAACTCAGCGTGAGCAGTATTATCTATCTTCCATCCTCCACCAGTAAAACCTGAAGAAAATGGATTAGAAGTAATATCATCTCCATCTACTATAATATCTCCAAATTGGACATTATCAGTAGTTCTTACATTCTGATTCATAGCATATAACTCATTAGCACCTTGACCAGTGTTAACTGTTGCAAAAGTTGGAGCAGAAGTAGTGGTTAAATGTTGACCTGTATTGTAAGTAAGTTGTGTATCCCCAATAGAATCGGCAGTAACACCTAAAGTAACTGCCCCCGTTGACGCACTCGCATCAAGAGAAGTACCCCCTGTGATAGATAAAACGCCAGAATTAGTTATAGTAACATTACCAGTCGAACCACTTAATGTTATTCCATTTCCCGAAAGATTTGATAAAACACCAGTATTAGATACTGTGACGGCTCCCGTCCCAGAACTTACACCTATACCACTTCCAGCTACATTAGATGTTACTCCAGTATTAGATACTGTGACGTCTCCTGTCCCAGCACTTACACTAATACCTGAGCCAGCAACAGCAGAAGCAACCCCTGTAT